TAAAATGATTTTGCATTCCATCTCGTCTTCCGCATACCACCATTCCTCTACATACTCAATCATATCTATATGCATTTCACAGTTGATTCCTGTCTTAATATTGTTTTCAGTCTCATCTGTCATGACCTTATCTAGATAAGAGGAAGAAAAGTCGACTACATCTTTGATGCTACATTTGGGATCCACGCGGGTGGCGCGTTTATCTTCAGGCACTGAGACATTGGTGAAACAACTAAAGAAGCAAGTAATTTGACACTCATCCAAGAGTTCAAATACTTTCCTATCATACAATTCCGAAAAGAGGAGGCAATTGATTTCTCTCAAGTGTTGAGCGCTTTGTCCTTTTACAGTAAATGCATAGGTACTTAAAACAGAGGTTTCTAACGTGTCAGGAACCATTTCAAATAGGCAACGTTGTTTGATCAATAGGTGCAAGACAATTTTGACACAATTCTCGATATATGTCCGGCAATTATGTGCTTCACTCGCGGCTTTTTCCCATTCCGCTCTTGTCTTATTCCGTTTTATAACCGTCTCCTTGTCTTTTTCGATAAACTTGTATTCATCTACAAGTCGTTGGATTGTGCGCTCTACTTCTTTCCGACGTTTGTTAACACACTTGGGTTTTTCTTCTAGCAGCGCGATATATGCATTCACTGTATCAATCGGTGTTTTTAAGTGCTCGCATGCGACCAAACATTTGGTGTACTCTGCCTCGGCCCCGAGGGTAACATTATCCATCTGTGTCGTCTCTGCGTAGACTTCTTTTTCTAACATACTGCCTCTAACGTGCTCACATATATCTGAAACTGTGCATGCCCCTTTTATCACCATACAATTAAACACCATATTATAGGATATACGGAATTTGGACGCCAATCGTTGCGCTTTGTTCCCTAGCATCAGTTTAAATGCAGCATTTGAAAAGGAAGAGTACAAATTGGGGAGGTGTATGACATGTCCTAGTACATCGATGCCTCTTCTCCCGGCTCGCCCCGCCATTTGTGTATACTCGTGTGCATGAAGTTGCCTTAGACCTGACCCATCGAACTTGCTGATGTCTGTAAAAATGGTAGTTTTGGTAGGCATATTTAATCCTACAGAGAAGGTCTCGGTGGCGAAAAGTAGTTTGATATATCCTCTTGCATAAAGGATTTCTGCGAGCTCTCTTAGCACTGGCGCGACGCCGGCGTGATGAATCGCGATCCCTTTTTCTAGAAGTGCAACCATCTGTACGTACTCTGGGAGGTTTAAGTATTCTTTGTAATTGGGGAGCTTACGGATGATTTGTTCGCACTCTCTTTTTACAATATACCCCACTTTGGAGTCGTCTTCTAGAAGTTCATATGTTATTTCTTGCGCGTATTGTTCCAATTTCTTCCTTGATAAGACAAAACAAAGCGCAGGAAGCATATCATTCTCTTTTAGATGCTTGCATAATTCGTTTAGGACATGACCGCGTTTTACTTGGACATTCTTGTCTGCAATCAATTTGAGCGCATTTTGGACCAAGTAAAAGTTGGTGTCAGAAAAGACGCCCTGCGCAGTTTGCATACAAATCATCTGATTGAACACATGTTTCTTTAGGTCTTCTTCCTTTGTCTTGTCTTTGATAGATTTGTAAAGCGCTACGGGAGTGACAATAAATGAATAATGAGTTAGTGGAACGATGCGGGTGTATGTGTGTGCGAGGACTACAGACTTTTTCTTGGGTAAAAGCTCGCTACTGGGTAAAAGCTCGCTACTGGGTAAAAGCTCGCTACTGGGTAAAAGCTCGCTACTGGGTAAAAGCTCGCTACTATCTTTTCTACACTCTTCGCACCAAGTAGCGAACCTTTCTGGGGCATCGATGGTCGCAGACAACATAACCATTTGTACTTGAGAAGGAAGAAGCATAATGGTTTCTTCCCATACTTTGCCTCTTTCTGCGTCGTTGATGTAGTGGACCTCGTCCATGATGACACATCTAAGGTCGGTTTGGATGTCGATGTCGAAAGAGTATAAGGGACTACTGGTGTGTAAGGAACTACTGGCGTGTAAGGAACTACTGGCGTGTAAGGAACTACTGGCGTGTAAGGAACTACCGTTGTATAAGGAACTACCTTTACTCGTGTTCTTGGACCCCACAATCTTGTTTAGCAATATTTCCGCCGTCATGATAAGCACTTGGGCGTCGGGGTTAATTTTGATGTCGCCTGTAATAAGTCCAAACGAGATGTGTGGGTATTTTGTCGTGAACTCATTGTACTTTTGATTGCCTAGCGCTTTAATCGGAGAGGTGTAGATAATCTTACCTTTTTTAGAAGCGAAGTATTCGATCGCGAACTCGGCGGGCAATGATTTACCACTCCCTGTTGGAGCACATACTAGCACATGGTTCCCATCGATGATGGCGCGAATTGAGTGTTTTTGAAAAATGCTCAATTCATATACATATTTTTTAAAATAATTATCGTAGGTGTCACCCGGGGTATTGGGGTACTCGGTTTCGGAGCAGATGATGACCATGGTTTTTGTTTTTCGTTAAAGATTCAATATATTATATATTGCCAAAATGTCTTTATGCTGTTTTCGCCACAATATATATACCGCGTTACAGATGCCTTTTATACATGGGTACAATGGCGCGATGCAAATACTATCAGAAATAGGTACAGGAAGTTGTAATGGGAGATGCAAACAAAGTTGGACAAGGAATATTAGACGCGCGTTGGTTGTCAAGACAAACCCATTGAAACTAACCAGTGCACAACGCAAAACGCTGTCAAATAGATTAAAACAAGTGTCGCAAAGAAATGCGGTGGCGAATCATAGTAAGACGCTGAAAAAATATAAGGAAAGAGTGTCCCCACCATTTCCAGCAAATAAGCACTGTGGGAAGAAGATGGTGGGGAACGATGGGAGCACCTATTTGTCTACGCCAAATAAAAATGGGGTGTGTGCTTGGAGGAAAATTTAGATACTCTTTTTAACTATACTATATTTAACTATAACCTATTTAACAGTATTTGACATCTAAACAAAATGATTGGTGGGAAATATGCGTTGATCGAGATGATCGGTGAAGGGGCGTTTGGCGCGGTCCTGAAAGGCGAACATGTACATAATCGCGAAAAAGTTGCCATCAAAATAGAAAAGAAGGATTCTCCTGTAAACATACTGAAAAATGAATCCAAAATATATCTTATGCTAAATAAAGAAGATAATGCGTGTGGGTTCCCTAACCTTAAATGGTACGGCGGGGACGAACAATTTTATTATATGGTGCTAGAACTATTGGGCGAATCATTGGCTGCGTTCAAGTCCGATTTGTCTATCCCATTGTCGATGGTCGCCAAAATAGGTGTCCAAATTATACAACGCATTAAATCGCTACATCAAAAAGGGTTGATCCATAGAGACATCAAACCAGACAACTTTCTATTTGGTTTAGGAAGAAAAAGTCAAACCGTCTATCTAATCGATTTTGGGTTCTGTAAGAATTATGTCACCCCGGAGGGCGACCATATGTTAGAAGGTGCTCGCGTTAGTGGGGTAATAGGTACTCCCAACTTTGCAAGCATAAGGGCGCACCATTTGCTCCAGACAAGTAGACGAGACGATATCGAATCTGCAATCTATGTACTAATCTACCTTTTTCTTCCTTTAAAGAAATGGCGCAAGATATTTGAGAGTGGTATGACTAATGAACAACTCAAACTAGCAAAAATAGAGTTGCGTTCTATGCAACCTTTAGGGGAATTATTGCAACAGTGCGATGCGTTACAATTTGAAGAAGAACCAAATTATGCGCGTTTCACTCACGCTCTTTTATCGTTGAATTCACCATAAACGTTTCTACATAATCTACTTAAAGACAAATTGCGTTAACTATGTATACAAAAATGAGTGTAGATATGATTTGTTTAGGAAGAGTCAAGTGGTTTGACAATAAGAAGGGGTATGGAATTATTCAGGTATTGGATGGATCGCGTCAAGGGGTCGACATCTTTGCGCACCACGCTTCTATTGTGACGGGAGAAGAGCAATATAGATATTTAGTGTCGGGGGAGTATGTTTCTTGTGGCATAGTTAGTTCTGTCAACAAAACAATCCAACATGCCGCGACAAATATTAAGGGAGTTTTGGGTGGACATTTGATGTGCGAAACTATTCGGGAGCAAAAGATGGCGAAGGATGCGTACGAAAAGGAGGTGTCTAAGACAGTTTCCTCTGAAAAACCTTTAGCAAAAGAACCAAAGGAAGTCAAGGAACCGAAGGAAGTCAAAGAACCAAAGAATATTATTAAGGAAGCACCCAAGAACCCAAAGCCCGCAAAAAATACCAACACCAACAAAACCAAAAAGTAAATTCTTGGGATTCATTATCTTTAGGAATTTTGTATTGTTGCG